CAAGTTATTTGTGATTCGATGTCTGGGGATATGACTTTCGAAGATCTAGATGCTATGGACGAACCAGATATCTTCTATATGTGCCTTGATGAACTCCGAGCACTATCTAACAACTAACACACAGTCCTAAGTATGACTTAAAACTACTATGTGATACTTAGTGGCACGGGGGTTGACATCAATCAGTCTCCGTGCTATGATACAGTGAATCGGCAGTGTTTATGGGCGGCGTTGTTATCGTTGCGGTTGGCGTTGCCGTATATAAAAACGACCTACTACCCTAACCTACAGAGGTGACAGATCGCGAGAGATATATAATGCAACTTACAAATACATAAAGGAAAAAAAAATTCCGCGTAAAAAAATTCTTATGGAAAAGGTTTATCACATCTATGCAAGGGAAGAGTGTTTATATAACAATCTAAGTGAGATACAATTTAACAAGACATGGAGCGCCCTCAATGGGATGGTTGGTTTATTACATACCGACTATAGCATTGAGGATTTATCATATGAGAAATGTAATCGCACCAATGGAGTAAGGACGGTTTCTTCTACAGAACCAGATGGGTCAGATAGTTATTGACATACTACATAATACCAGTTATAATTGAAATGAAGTAACCAACACGTTATGGCAAAAGGATTTACTGTAAAGGCAACTGCCCCCAAACCAAAGACAACAGAAGAGTGGGACATTGCGGCTATTAAGGAAAGAATGAAAGGCAAGACAATTGTTTTTTGTCTACCTGGTCGCGGGTGTTCATTTACATTTCTGAAGAACTTCGTACAACTGTGCTTTGATATGGTACAGAACGGAATGAGTATTCAGATCAGTCAAGATTATAGTTCCATGGTAAACTTTGCACGATGCAAATGTTTAGGTGCGAATGTATTACGTGGACCTAAGCAAATTCCATGGGATGGAAAGTTAGAGTATGATTATCAGTTATGGATTGATAGTGATATTGTATTTGATACAAACAAGTTCTGGCAGTTGTGTGACTTAAGTGTTCCAGCAGAAGGAGAAGAGCGCGGTATTACCGGAGGGTGGTATGCTACAGAAGATGGCGTCACAACATCAGTCGCACATTGGTTAGAAGAAGATGATTTCCGTAAGAATGGTGGAGTGATGAATCACGAAACTGTCGAATCTATTTCCAAACGCCGCAAACCATTTACTGTTGATTACACAGGATTTGGATGGGTAATGATTAAGAAGGGAGTCTTTGAAGAAATGGAATACCCCTGGTTTGCTCCTAAGATGCAAGTCTTTGAGAGTGGGAATGTCCAAGACATGTGTGGTGAGGATGTCTCATTCTGTTTAGATGCTAAAGAGATGGGATATGAGATCTGGTGTGATCCACGTATTCGTGTGGGTCATGAAAAAACTCGTGTTATTTGATTAGGAGATTATTATGGCAGCAAGAAGTAAATCATTATCAGGTGGAGAGTTTGTTGAAGCTCATCCGAAAAAAACTCGTCAAGGGTATGGTAAGCACACAAAGTACGCCGCGTCGTCTCGTAATGGGGCAAAGAAGCGTTATCGTGGACAAGGTAAATAGTGTAGTTATATGAATACATCATGGCTGCACTTGTATGTAATCTTCCCGCAGTGGAAGTATGGGTACGTAAAGAATATCTAACTGACCATCAAAGTGGTCATGGTGAATTTGTTAAAGGCGTTTGGGTATCGTGTAAATCGATACCTGGGCGCACTTTTTATTTTGAGACGTATTTACCCGAATATGCTGCAATGTATGATAAACTACCTATTAGCGCGTTTGTCTCGTCTCCGGAGGTCCCAGACCCCGATATGGACCTTCCTAACCTACAGTTCTGGAACTGTATGGACTATGGTGTTGTATCAATAACGAAGCAATTTATTGGTAGTATGGACTATGAATTATATACAAGAGACTTTGGTACACAGAAAGGTACATATATCTGCACCATTGATAATTATCATCAAGATCCTGAGGTAATAGATTATGCAACAAGTGAAAATCCAGCTGAACATAAGTCACATAATCTAATTGAATTGGAAAATGGACAATATGCATTGTATCCAAACAATAGGATGCGTATTTTTGACAATAGTTTAACACCTGTTGAACCTAAAATGCCCGACTTCAAGGTTTCAACTCAATATTATCAAGTTGAGAATGGATTTGAGCGTCTTGGAATGGGACGTGAGGATGAATATTTCTGGAAAACTGCAAAAGAGCGGGAATCTAGTGAATTAAATAGTGATACAGAAAAAGAAACTCCCAATTTTTAAAAATGACAGATTTTTTAGACAACTTAGCTAATGATCAGCATCAAAAGATGCTTCGTGAAATTGCAAATGACAATCAAACACCCAAAAAACGTGATTCTCTTGAAGAAACTGACCTTTTTATAGTTGATGAGGTAGTTTCTCAGACTGAACCGATGACACTCAACGAGTTTTGATCTGATACCTTAATAAATAAGATATAATCGCAGGATTCTTGTGCCTTTAGAAAGGGTAAGTCAGGGTTTTAAGGATATTAGTATGACTTTTCAGAGTAACCCTCTGACAAGTGATCTTATCGCACTTAAAAATGAAAATGCAATTGCTCGTTCTATAAGAAACATTGTATTTACAATCCCCGGTGAGAAATTTTTTAATGAATCATTTGGATCTAACATCAATAGATCACTTTTCGATAATATTGACGAATTATCAGCACTAATCATTAAAGATCAGATTACTGAATCAATTGAAAACTTTGAACCAAGGGTTGATACAGTTAAGGTTGTAACTTCTCCTGATTTTGATAACAATAGTTTTGATGTTGTTCTAACATATGAAATTATTGGAGCTGATATACCACCACAAGAATTACAATTTGTTTTGCAACAAACTAGGTAAAAATGCCACTAGCTAATTTCACAAACCTAGACTTTGGTCAGGTTAAAACAACACTTAGAGAATATCTAAAGGAAAACTCCAATTTCACTGACTATGATTTTGAAGGGTCCAACCTTTCAACAATCCTTGATGTTTTGGCATACAACACCTACATCACTTCATACAATGCGAACATGGTCGCAAACGAAGTGTTTATTGATAGTGCGACATTAAGAGAAAATGTCGTATCTTTAGCAAGAAATATTGGATATCTTCCCAGATCAAGAAAAGCATCAGCATCAACTGCTAGTTTCTTCGTTGATACATCAAATATAACACCTGCACCTAGCACAATCACTCTTAAGAAAGGTATTGTAGCTACGAGTCAAGGTTCTTTTGGTAGACAATCATATACTTTTTGTATATTAGAGGATATAACAGTCCCTGTTGTTGATTCTATCGCATCATTTAATGATATTTTCATATATGAAGGAAGTTTATTAACTTCAAACTTTACAAATAGTGCAAGAACTCCAAATCAAAAGTTTATTTTACAAAATCCAGGAATTGATACTGATTTAATATCAGTTACTGTGAGACCAAATGAGCAATCAACTAAAAGTGTAAAATATAGTCGTCAAGATAGTCTTTTTGACATCAAATCTGATTCTAAAGTATATTACCTTCAAGAAGTTGAAGATGAAAGGTATCAAGTTATTTTTGGCGATGGTATTTTTGGAAATAAACTTGATGATAATAATTTTATTACTGTAAATTATATTACATCTAATGGTGATGCTGCAAATGGAGTAAATCAGTTTACTTTTGCAGGAAGATTAGTTTATACAAGAAATTCTCAAGAATACACAGTAACTACTGGCATTTCACTTTTAACTACAGGAATATCTGCATCTGGAGGAGAATCTATTGAAGGTGTAGAGTCGATTAAGAAGTTTGCACCAAGAATCTATGCATCTCAGAACAGAGCATTAACTGCAAACGATTATGAAACAATTATTCCTGCAAAAATTTATCCAGAAACTGAATCAATCTCTGTTTTTGGTGGTGAAGAATTAGTTCCACCACAATATGGTAAAGTATTCATTAGTATTAAACCAAGATTTGGTGATTTTATTCCAAATTTGATCAAAGAGAATATTAAAACAAAATTGAAGAAATATTCTGTTGCTGGTATTGTACCAGAGATTTTAGATTTAAAATATTTGTATCTAGAAGTAAATACAAAAATTTACTATAACACCAATTTTGCACCATCATCTGCGTATGTTTCTACTATTGTTCAGAACAATACGACAAGATATTCTGAATCAACTGAGTTAAACAAATATGGTGCAAGGTTTAAGTATAGCAAATTCTTAAAAATGGTTGATGATAGTCACGAATCAGTGACTTCAAACATCACAACTGTGGCAATGAGAAGAGATCTGGGAGTTGTTTTAGACACTTTCGCAGAATATCAAATTTCTTTTGGAAATTCCTTTCATATTAAAAATATGAGTGGGTATAACATTAAAACTTCAGCATTTAGAATTGCCGGAGTTCAATCAAATGTGTATCTATCAGATGTACCTGATACAAATAGAGTAACAGGATCTTTGTTCTTGTTTACATTACCATCAGTAGGGTCACAATCACCAACTATTGTAAAACGTAATGTTGGAACAATTAATTATGTAAGTGGTATTGTTACTTTAAATCCAGTAAATGTTTTGGCTGGAAAGACTAAAGATGGTCAATCAGTTATTGAAATTGAAGCAACTCCAACTTCAAATGATGTTGTTGGATTACAGGATCTTTATTTGCAACTAGATATAAGTAACAGTAATTTTGAAACTGTTGTTGATGATATAGCATCTGGATTAGATCCATCTGCATCAAGTTACATTGTATCTTCCAGTTACTCAAACGGCAATTTAGTCCGTTCTGGGGGTCCAAATACAAATATTATAACTGGAAACAGAATTGGAGGTTCTTCTGCTTCTACTTCTAATGTAACCACTCAACAGGCAACTTCGTCAACATCCACATCTGGATCATCCTCATCGGGTTCAATCTCATACTAAGAAGATAAAATCATAACATGTCAGAAACTAGAGTTCAGTTTAATACTATCGTATCTAACCAACTTCCTACTTATGTGCAGGAAGATTATCCTCTTATATCTCAATTTTTAAAACAATATTATCTTGGGCAAGAGTATCAAGGTGGACCAGTTGACCTTATTCAAAATATTGACAGATATATTAAATTAGATAATACTACAAATTTAAATGAATCTGTAGTATTAAATGGTGATATTGAGTTTGATGCAGAAACTATAAATGTTGATATTTCAGGATCTCCATATGGAACTAATGGATTTCCAGATTCTTATGGCCTTTTGCAGATAGATGATGAAGTAATTACATATACTGGAAAAACTGAGTTTTCTTTTACTGGATGTATTAGGGGATTTGTTGGAATCACTTCATATAAAAGTGAACTGAACAAAGAAGAAGTAGTATTTAAAGAAACTGAATCTGAAGACCATAAAGATCAATCTACTATTAAAAACTTAAGTTGTTTATTTTTAAAAGAATTTTTATTAAAAACTAAACACCAATTAGCACCTGGATTTGAAGAAAGATCACTAACTCCAGAATTAGATCAAAATCTTTTTATAAAACAGTCAAAAGACTTTTATTTAAGTAAGGGTACAGATATATCGTTTGAAATTTTATTTAAAGCATTATATAATGAAGATGTACAAATAATCAAACCTAGAGATTTTTTAGTTGCACCTTCTGATGCTCAATATAGAATTGTTAATAGTTTAGTTGTAGAAGCAGTAGAAGGAGATCCTGCAAATTTAGAAAATGCAACATTATATCAAGATGCATATAAGTTTGATAGTGGAATAGAAAAAGCATACGCTCCAATTACAGATGTTGAAAAAATATCGGTTGGATATGGACAAACTTTTTATAAGATTAGTTTTGATGGTGGATACAATAGGGATATTAATGTTAATGGAACTTTATATGGTAAATTTGCAGTAGAACCTTCTACTAGAGTTATTGGAAATGTTACTACCAATTCATTATCAATTGATGTAGATTCTACTGTCGGATTTGGATCTACTGGAGAATTGTATGTTAATTACAATGATGCCACCACAGGAGTATTATCATATACATCAAAATCTCTAACTCAATTTTTTGGGATTACAAATGTAACAGGAAACATATCTGATGCATCTACTGTAGGAGTTAATACTTTTGCATATGGTAGATCCAATTTGGATCAAGATGAAATTATTAGAGTCAGAATTAACTCCGTTCTAAGTGACGTTCAATTAATAGAAAATACTAGTAATTTAATAAAGGGTGGAATTGTTAATATTTCATCTCTTGGATGTTCTGAGAACAACTTTAAAACAAATAAGTGGTTCTATAATGTTACACCTTTATATAAAATAAGTGGATTGGAATTGTTAGATTCCTCAGATAATACTTATAAAATAACTTTGAATGTTGAGCATAGTTTTAAATCTGGAGATTCTGCCAAATTTATTACAAGTGCAGGTAATGAAAAAGACACCAATATATTTAATATAATTTCCAACAAATCTTTTATTGTTAGAGGTCAAGGATTTTTAGATTTAAATTTAACTTATAAAATAAAAAGAATTATTAAAAAAGGTGTATCTAACATTTTTAATAATATTTCATCTTATGCAACTGATGTTAGTAATGTATATAAAAATGGTGGAGATTATTTAATTGCATCTCCATCTATTCCAAATTACAATTCTCAACCACTAGATTTATCCACTAGAGAAGTTATTTTTTCCGGAACTTTTAGTGGAAGTGAGTTTGAAATTAGTCCAGGAAAGGAGCATGGATTATATACTGGAGATGCTGTTTATTATGCTGCAGAAATTGTTAGTGAAAATTATATTGATGATTCGGGGAGTTCGGCTACAAGAGAAGTAAGAGGAGTTGGACTTTTTGCTGATGGATTGTATTTTATAAAAAGAATTAATGGATTTAATGTAAGATTTGCAAAAAGTAGGAATGATATACTCAACTCAAACTTTTTATCTCTTTCTGAAGAAACTACAGTATCTAATAGTGCAATTAAACCATATGAATTTAATGAAAAAGAATTAGATTCTCAAAAATTACTTAGAAAAATTTCTAATCCAATTGATGATGGGTCTATTAATAAAACTAAATCTGGTTTTACCGGTATTTTAGTTAATGGAGTAGAAATTTTAAATTACAAATCAAAAGATGTAATTAAATATGGTAAAATAGAAAATATTGAAGTTCTTGCTAGAGGAACTAATATTGATGTTATAAATGCTCCCAACTTAATAATCAAAGACTCTGTTGGGTCTGGAGCAACAGGATATGTTGCAGTTTCTGGATCTTTTGAAGAAATTAAAATTATAGATCCTGGATTTGATTATGAAGAAACTCCCACTTTAAAAATTGTTGGTGGAAATGGGTCTGGGGCAATTGGCCAAGTTAACATGAAAAAAGTTAACCATAATGCAAATTTCTTTGCAGATGTATCATCAAATCAAGTTGTTATTGGTACAACATCAGTACAATCTAGGATTGGATTTTCTACGTACCATAAATTCAAGAATGCAGAACAAGTAATTTATAAAACATCTGATCAAAGTGGAATTGTTGGTATAGTTACCAACTCATCATATTTTGTTTCTACTATTGATAATGTAACTGTTAGATTGCATAGAACCCAAGGAGATGCTATTTCTGGAATCAATACAGTATATTTGACATCATATGGTATTGGTAAGCATTCTTTACAATCTGTAGGCAAAAAATTAGTCGTCGATTCAATTAATATTAGTAATAGTGGATCTGGATACGAAAATAAAAAAAGAACAGCATCTGCTGAATCTGGGATCAGCACATCTTCAAATTTAATTAAAATTCAAAATCATGATTATAGGTCTGGAGAGACTATAAAGTATACCCATGTTGGAACTGTATCTTCTGGACTTTCTACAAACACTGAATATTATGTGACTAAGGTAGATGATAATTCATTCAATCTTTCTCAAATTGGTCCGGCATCTGATAGAGAATTTTATTATAGAACGAAACAATATATTGATATAACTTCTGTTGGAGTTGGAACTCATATATTCAATTATCCAGATATCTCGGTAAGTCTTATTGGTAAAGTTGGAATATCTTCTGTAGGATTAGAAACGTTTGAAGCAAAAATTCAACCAGTTGTTAGGGGTGAAATAACTTCAGTTCATCTTGAAAATACTGGTGTTGGGTACGGATCTTCTGATATTATTAATTTAGATTATCAACCAGCAATAACACTAGATTCTGGTATTAATGCACAAGTTCGACCAGTTCTAAGTAATGGAAAAATTGTTCAAGTTATTGTTTTAAATTCTGGTAGTAAGTATTTTTCAAATCCAGACCTTACTATTAATGGTAATGGTTCTGGATGTGTTCTCACACCGATTGTAGAGAATGGATCTTTGATATCTGTAAATGTTATAGAATCTGGTGGTGGATATTCTTCGGATAATACATCAATTGACGTAATTCCTTCAGGATCTACTCAAGTACTGCCAGAATTTAGGGCAAATATTAAATCTTGGAGAGTAAATCTATACCAAAAATACTCTTCATATTTTTCTAAAGATGATGGTATTATATCTGATGGTAATTATGGACTTCAATATTGCCATTTATATGGTCCAAGAGTATTGAGAGAATCTATTTTCTCTATAAATCAGGATGGAGAAACTCTTTACGGAGAATCTGATTTAAAGAAAATTGATGGTATTGAAGAATTATCAGATGAACACTCTCCGATTATTGGATTTGCATATGATGGCAATCCAATTTATGGACCATATGGATATGCAACAAAAACTGGTGGAATAATATCCCCGATGAAGTCTGGGTATAAACTAGATTTAAAAGATAATAGACCATCCACTTCAATTTTTCCTGAAGGATTTTTTGTAGAAGATTATACTCATAATGAAGTTTCTGACGATTCTGTACTTGATGTTAATAATGGAAGATTCTGTATAACACCTGATTATCCAGAGGGAACATATGCATATTTCATAACCATCAATAATCAATTTTCTTCAACTTCAGGAGTTTTTGAAAAATATAGAGAACCAGTATTTCCATATATTATAGGAGAAAACTTTCAATCTATCCCTAATGAATTTAATTTTAAATTAGGATCAAATCAAGACAGTTATGATATTGAACAAAATGGATGGAAGAGAAACACTCAACCACTTAATTTAATTGAAGGGGATTCTGAATATCCATATTTGTATATTCCAAATAAATTTAATCAAAAGTCTACCATTTCAGCAACTACTCCAGGAAAAATTTCAAGTGTTGGTATCTTAACTGGTGGCAGTGAATATAGAGTCAATGAAAATTTGGTATTTGATAATGATGGGACACAAGGGAACCATGTATCTGCAAAAGTAAGTAGAATAAAAGGAAGACCTGTAAGTAATATTAGTGTTGCATCAAGTATTATTGAAAATGTTGAATTTTATCCCGGTGAGAAAAAAGGTGAATATTTAATATTTGCTGATAATCCTCATAATTTTATAAATTTGGATACAATTTCAATTTCTGGATTATCTACAACATCATCTCAGATTGAAGGAACTTATAGTGCAGGAATTCAAACTAATAGACTAACCATAGCGGGGGTGGGAAGCACTGGTGTAGCCATAGGAACTGATGGAGTAACTGGTATTGTTACTTACTTTAGAGTTAATGGAAGTTTCACTTATCCCAACATTAGAGAAAATGATATTCTTAGTATTGGAACAGAGAAAGTTAAAGTATTAAACGTAGATGCCCTATCCTCTAGAATTAGAGTTTTGAGGGCAGTAGAGGGGACTACAGGTGCCTCTCACACCATTGGTAAGTACATCTACGAAGATCCAAGAAAAATTAAAATTAATGCAGGATTTAAAACTGATTATGCATATACTCTAAACAAACAAATTTATTTTGATCCAGCAAGTGCTGTTGGACTTGGAACTACTGCTGGTGCTGGAATAGGAACAACAATTTCTTTTGCAAATCCAGGATCTGGTGCAACTCAAGCATTTATTCCGACTAAGAGTATTTTCATTAAAAATCATAACCTCAACACTGGAGATCAATTAACATATTCTCCAGGAACGGGTGGAAATGGTATTATTGTTCAAGATGAAACTAATGTTGGAGTTGGAACAACATTATCGAATGGTCAAACTTTATTTGTTGCAAAAATAACTGAAGATTTGATTGGAATTGCAACTATTAGAGTCGGTCTTGGAACTACTGGAAGTTTTGTTGGAGGAGCAAATACAGACTCATCTACGCTATTCTTTAGGACAGTAGGTACTGGGGATACCCACAGTTTTACCACAAACTATAATGTAATTACTGGTAATGTTCAAAGAAATTTAGTCACAGTTTCTACAGCAACAACTCATGGATTAAGTTCTCCACATAATGTATTTGTATCTGTCAACCCACAAAACACTGGTACAGTAACAGTAAAATATAATGACTATAATTCTAGAATTGTAGTCAATCCCATTGGATTTGCAACTGCTGGAGTCAATACTTCCACAAATACGATTTCACTGCCTAATCATGGATTTGAAACTGGTGATAAAATAATTCATACGGCTATAACTTCATCTGAAGGATTGGAAAATGAAAAAATATATTATATTGTCAGTGTAGATAGAAATACAATAAAATTAGCAAATACTTATTTTAATTCAATTCAAGATAAACCAGAAATTGTTGACATAACAAGTACTTCTGATGGAACTATTAATCCCATAAATCCATCAATTGATTTATATAAAAATTCTACAGTAACATTCGATTTATCTGATCCATCGCTTGCATTCTCCAATCAAGGAACAACTTATTCTGCATTTGAATTTAATTTATATTCGGATAAAAATTTAACTAAAGTTTGGAATACATCTAAAGTAAATTCCAACTTTGAATTGATTAAAGATGGTAAAGTTGGAACTTCTGGTGCAAAAGCGACATTAACAGTCAATAAAGATATTCCACAAATTTTATATTACACTTTAGATGTTGTAAAAGAAACTAATGTCCCAGAAGTTAAAGAAAGAGTATTCATTGATAGTGAAGTTATTTCTGGAGGTGAAATAAACGCAAAAGAAAGTCTTTATAGCGGAAAACATACTATTAATGTAGGAACGACTACATCATTCACATATTCTGTTAAAGATGTTCCTGAAGAGTCGTCCTATGGATCATCTTCTGATATTTCCTATGAAACAGATTGTACCCATACTTATGGACCAATTGCAAAAATTGAAATTACAAATTCTGGTTCAAATTATTACTCACTGCCAGGAATAACTACAGTTACATCAGGTGCCGGTAATGGAGCAATACTTGAAGCAGTTGGTTCTGGTATTGGATCTGTAAAATCAATTACACTTAAAGATATTGGATTTAAATATCCATCTGATAAAACTTTAACTCCAACCGGTATTTTACCTCAAGTTGTAACAATCAGTTCTCTTGCATCATTTGATTCTATTGGTATTACTTCCTTTGGACGTGGTTTTTCAATTCCTCCAAAACTAGTGGTTCTTGATGGTAGAACTAATAAGATTGTTCCTGATGTCGATTTAAAAGTAACTGTAGGAAAATCAAATGTAGAGATTCTTGAAAATACAAAGGGAATGAATGCTGTTACTCCAACCATCATTCCAACTGAAAGTGGGGCTGGGGTTGGTATTAATAGTATCGTACATACATCTTCAGGAATAGCAACAGCAACTTTATCTGTAGGATTTAGCACAGTTAATACTTTCCCATTTATTGCTGGAGATAAAGTTTTAATTGAAAATGTAAGTGTTGGTGTTGGATCAACTGGTAAGGGATATAACTCTTCTGCTTATGATTATCAATTATTTACTGTAACTTCAACTAATGAAAATCTTGGTGGTATTGGAAATGTATCATTTGATATGTCTGAGTTTATTTCTAGTGGAGAAATTGTAGGTACATTTGATTCTGTAAATTCTTCAGGAAAAATTCTTGCTCAGAAACATTTCCCATCATTTGCAGTAGAACTGAATACAAATAATTATATTGTAGGAGAACCTGCAACTTCTAACTCGGCAAAAGGAATTGTAGATAGTTGGAATAATAAAACTGGTATTCTTAGAATTTCTTCTTCTGAAAAGTTTGTTATTGGAGAGATCATAGAAGGATCTAGTTCCAAAACTCAAGGAATCGCATCTTCTATAAAATGTTTTGATGCTTATATAAATTTAAATGCATTTTCAAAAAATATTAAAGGATGGCAGAATGATACTGGATTCTTAAATGATGACCTTCAAAAAATTCAAGATAGTTTTTATTACCAAAACTTCTCATATTCTTTAAAATCAAAAGTTCCATATTCTACTTGGGAGGATTCCGTTTCTAGTCTCAACCATACTTTAGGATTTAAAAAATTCTCTGATTATCAACTAGAAACAAAAAATACTAATGTAATGTCTGTTGGACTTACAACAAACACTACAAATGTTAACACAGTTAATCATCTTGATGGATTTGCAAGTTTAAATTGCGTCTATGATTTTGATTTAGTTACTGAAAACAACTTATCTCAGAATTCTAAGTTTATTTCTAATGAAATTATATTTTCAAATAGAATTTTAACAGATTATTTTGAATCCATTGGAAACCGAGTCTTATCAATTGATGATATAAGTGGTCAATTTAACAGCAATCCAAGACCAACAGATTTTAGTATTGTTGATACATTTGCTATCACATCAAATAGATTCCAAAAATATATTACTTATGTAAGAGATAAGAGATTTGTAGCTCAAAGACAATTGATGCTTGTCGATCTTCTTCATGATAATTCTAGAGCATACATGAATCAATATGCTAGAGTTGAAACTACATATGATCAAGGTTCTTTTGACTTCTCGATTACTGGAACTGATGGACGTTTAGAATTTCATCCAGTCAACTCTTCAATTAATGATTATGATGTTTCTACACTTTCATATAATTTAGATGATGTTGTACTTGGAACTGGAAGTACGAGTCTTGGTGGAGTTGTTTTAATTGATACTGATAGTATTGAAATACCATCAAATACAACTAAGACAATTGTTTCAATTGGACACACATATTCAAGCGCAAAAGTTTTAGTTAATATCAATCCAGACATTTCAAGAAATGATGAATTTGAAGCAGTTGAATTAAATGTCATTCATAAAGGATCTGACATTGAATTGTTAGAGTATGGAAGATTGTCAACAAGTATCGGAGAGTATTCTGAAACTGGTCTTGGAACATATCATGCATATATTGATGGAACTAACCTAAAAGTAGATTTTATTCCAACTGCTGTTGGTATTGCAACAACTGGTGCAATAAACACAGTTGTTGTTGGACTTTCTAGCAATACCTTTACAGGAATTGGTACAATAAATCTTAGAAGATCTCAAATTGAAGGAAGAACTACTACTATATCTTCATCGGGATCTCCTGGAATCAATACAGTTGCTGATTATCCAGATAATTTTGATGGTGCATATTTCATAGTTCAAGTTACTGATACGACCAACTCATCAATTCAGTTATCTGAAATAGTTGTTGTTGATGATTATGTTGATGCTACTCAAGGTCGTGAGACTTATATGACTGAGTATGCAAATATTGAGACTGCATCCGGTCTTGGAACTTTTGGATCTAGAGTTTCTGCAGCAGGAACTGTATCGCTTGTATTTACTCCAAATGCAAGTATTAATGCAGTTGTTAATGTATACATGAATGCTTTATCTGTAAATGAAGATGTTGATTTAGCATCTCAAATATCCTTTACAAATGCATCTATTAATGATTCTATTGGAGAATATTTTGGAACAGACTCTGATATTAAGAGAGAATTTGAATTAACTCATGAGAACGAACAAATTTTTGAAAGATATTTCTCCGGTAATAGTAGTGATGTTATAAATGTAACAACCAACTCTATTAAAATTCCAAATCATTTCTTTGTAAGTGGAGAAAAGATTAGATATAATCATGTAGGAACGGCTTCATCTGCCATTGGTATTGCGACAGCAAGTTTTGTTGGAACTTCTAACACCACATTCCTTCCAGATGAAAATCTATATGCTGTAAAAGTTGATGATAATTTAATTAAAATTGCAACCAGTGCAGAAAATGCACTTAAATCAATACCAGTAGTTGTAGATCTTGAAAGTGTTGGTATTGGAACTTCTCATAGATTTATAGCAACAAATCAAAATGCTAAAGTTATTGTTGCTCTTGATAATGTTATTCAGTCTCCTGTTGTATCTACAGCAGTAACAACAGTACTTGCTGATCGAGTTCAATCTGTTGATAATGTGATTAAATTTAGCGGAATTACATCTTTCTTTGGATCTGATATTATTCAGATTGGTAATGAGATTATGAAGATAGAAGGTGTAGGTATTGGAAGTACAAATACCATTAGAGTTCGTAGACCTTGGTTGGGAACTGTCTTATCTGGATATGGAACTGGAACTCTTGTAACTAAAATTTCTGGTAATTATAATATTGTAGATAATATACTAAATTTTGTAGAAGCTCCTTTCGGAAATGTTCCAATTGGATCTACTACAAATCCGCCAGATGAAAGAGATTGGACTGGTATAACAACAAGTTCTAGTTTCCAAGGTAGAAGTTTTATGAGATCTGGAGTACAAAATACTTCTGATGATTCTTATCACAAAAATTATATTTTTGATAATATATCCAGTCAATTTAATGCTGTTTCAAATGAATTTACTTTGGAACAAAATAATTCAAATGTTCCTGGAATTTCCACTGAAAATGCAGTTATTTTAGTTAATGATATTTTCCAAACACCTGGATTAAATGGTGGATATTTAATTCAAGAATCTTCAGGTATTTCTTCAATTGCTTTCCAAGGAACTAATACAGTTCCACTTGGTCCTGATGTAGGTATTTCTAGTTTCCCTAAAGGAGGAATTATTGTTTCAGTAGGTTCAGATTCAGGTCTTGGATATCAACCTTTAATTTCTGCTGGAGGAACTGCTACCATTTCTGGTCTTGGAACTATTTCTTCGATTAGTATCGGAAATAGTGGTTCTGGTTATAGAGTTGGAATTCAAACTATAGTTAATGTTGGTGTTGGAACTTCTAGCACTGGAACTGGAAACATTCAATTTATTGGAACCGCTGCTATTAGTGGTGGTAATATTGTAAGTGTGGCGATTACAAATCCAGGATCTGGATACACATCAACAAATCAACCATTTGTTGTATTTGATGATCCTTTAAGTTATTCAAATATTCCTTTACAATATTCTTCCGGTTCTGTTGGTATTGGAACTAGTGCTGTAGTTGATATTGTTGTTGGTCAAGGATCAAGTGTTATTGATTTTACAATTAAAAATACTGGATATGGATTTGGAAATGGTGAAATATTAACTGTTCCAATTGGTGGATCTACAGGAATACCAACAACTTCATCCTTCTCCGAGTTTAAAATTACCATAGATGAAGTTATTAATGACAAATTTGCTGGTTGGTCTATTGGACAATTGCAAGTTTTAGATGATATTAATGATTTTATTGATGGATCTAGAAAAAATTTCCCACTTTCTCTAGCAGGAAACTCCATTTCAATTGTTTCTGGAAAAGGATCTAAGATTGATGTCCAAGATGTTCTTCTTATCTTTGTTAATAGCGTACTTCAAGTTCCTGGTGAAGGATATACTTTTAATGGAGGAAGTATTGTAACATTTACTGAAGGATTGAAGGTTGGTGATTCTGTTAGTATTATGTTCTATAAGGGAACAGGAGATACTGATGTAATCTTTAGAAATATAATTGAAACTGTTAAAAATGGTGATACCCTTCAAATTAAACATGATGCATCCATTGGACAAGCATCATCTTTGGATGAAGATGAAAGAGTTGTGGATTTAATCAAATCTACAAATATAGTTCAAACCAATTCATATTCTGGACCTGGAAATACTAAAGATGTTACTTTAGAAAGACCAGTTGTTTGGTGCAAACAAACTGAAGATATATTCATCGATCAGATTGCTATTGGTAAGAATAGAGAACTTTATGAACCAGTCATTAATCCTAGTGCATATATTACAAAATCTGTTGGAGTTGGATCTACAGCAATATATGTTGATAATTTGAGACCAACATTTGATTCTCAAAATGAGAATGATACTGATTTAACATTCCAAAAGAAAATTAAATTTATTACACAAGATTCCAAAGTAAGTGCAGCTGCAACTGCTATTGTTACTGGATTGGGAACGATATCCTCAATATCTATTTCTAATGGAGGATCAGGATATAGTTCTGCTCCAGTAGTGACTATTGGAAGTACAGTTCAATCAGTTGGACTTGGAACAACTGCAATAGCAACATCATCTATTACTGCAGGAGTTGTTACAAGTATAACGATAACCAATGCTGGAACTGGATATACTAATACTAGTGCTCCTGTTGTTCTAATCGCACCACCATCGCATAATACTGAAGAGGTATCTGTAAATACGTACTCTGGGGATAATGGTGTAATTGTTGGATTTGGAACTACTACTGTTGGAATTGGAACACAACTCATCTTTGATATTCACATTCCATACGATTCTTTCCTTAGAGATTCTAATATTGCAGGAACAGCACTAACCATTAGTTCTATTAGTAAAAATGATTACTTTGTTGTTAAAAATTCTAATGTTGGATCTAGTTCAACTTCCATATTATCTTTGGATGCCTCAGATAGTACAGTAGGACTAGGAACTGTTTTTGCAGATAATGTTTATGAAGTTAACAGTGCAGTTTCAATTTCCACAAGTATATCTGGAATTTCAACTTATGTGCGTAGAGTATTTGCCAAGGTAAATCAATTTAATTATGGATTCTCTGGAATTACAACTTCAGATTTCTTTGGATCATTTAGTTGGGGAAGAATTGATATAGCAGCAAGAAGTAAAGAAAATTCTTATTCTTCTTATGCAGAAGGATCTGGAATTTCAACTGCGACTATGGTCGTTAGATCAAACTTCCTAAAATTTAAAAATTACGATCTTTGATCTCTAATAAATAAAGAAAAAAAGTCCGTCAAATGGCTGCTATTATAACTGATCAGATTAGAATATTAAATGCAAAGAATTTTGTTGCTGGTGTTTCTAATGCCAGCAATTCATATTATTCTTTTATTGGGTTAACTAATCCTGCAGATTATCAGGTTGATTGGGATATTGATCCACCATCACCCAAAGATAATTTTGATCAGGAAAATGATTACTGGGACACCATGGTGGCCTTGAAAAAAATCAACACTGCTGATGTACGACAAGTTGTACCTAAACTTGTTTGGTCCTCAGGAACAAGTTACGATATGTATCGTCACGATTATAGTAGATCTAATACTGCTATAGTTTCTGGTTCAACATCACTATATCTGGCAAATTACTTTGTTATGAATAGTGATTTTAGAGTTTATATTTGTCTTCAAAATGGAATTAGTGTAGATAATCCTTCCGGAAGACCATCTCTTGATGAACCAACATTTACAGATTTAGAACCAAGGTCTGCAGGAACCAGTGGTGATGGTTATATTTGGAAATACCTTTTTAGTATTAAACCAAGTGATGTTGCTAAATTTGAATCTACAGATTACCTACCTGTTCCATCAGATTGGGCAACTTCCACTGATAATGCTGCAGTCAGAGATAATGCAGTCGATGGGTCAATTAAAATTGTAACTGTCACTAATAAAGGTGTTGGACTTGGAACTGCAAACTCTACATATACATCCGTTCCCATTAAGGGTGATGGATCAGGAGCAGAATGTACTATTATTATTGATGGAAACCAACAAGTAAGTGGAGTTACTGTTTCAAATCAAGGATCCGATTATACATATGGTAATGTTGATTTGGAAGCAGGTGGAGTTCCAACAGGAACAACAAGACCAACTTTTAATGTTATAATGTCACCGCAGGGTGGACATGGTGCAGATGTATATAGAGAATTGGGAGCATATAATGTTCTCATGTATTCTAGAATTGAAAATGATAATAATAATCCAGATTTTATAACTGGAAATCAAATTGCTAGAGTTGGTGTTGTAGAAAATCCTGAGCAGTTTGGATCTTCAAGTGTCCTGTCTGTAGATAAAGCTAGTGCTCTTGGAGCATTAAAATTAGTTGGATCTGGATATAGTACTGCAACATTTACTGCAGATTCGTATTTTACTCAAACAATATCCACAGGATCAACGGCTGTTGGTAGGGTTGTAAGTTATGATCAAAACACTGGTGTTCTCAAGTACTGGCAAGACAGATCTCTTGCTGGATTCAATACTGTAGGAACTGCTCAGACTCAACCTCAATATGGATTTAATCTAGATGATTTTACATCATCTCCAGGAACAGGTGGAGCATTAACAATTTCACCATCTACTGGAGTAAATTTGACTATTGATGAAAACTTCTCAGGTATATCTACGGTAATAAATAATCGTACATACTATCTTGGTCAAGCCTTCGCGAGTGGTGTTGCCAACCCAGAAGTTAAAAAACATTCTGGTAATATAATTTACGTTGACAACAGACCATCTATAACAAGATCGTCAAACCAAAAGGAAGACATAAAAGTTATTTTGCAGTTCTAAAGAATTATGCCACAACAAACGAACCTCAATGTAGCTCCCTACTTTGACGATTTTGACTCCACGAACGATTATCATAAGGTATTATTTAAACCAGGATATCCTGTACAAGCTAGGGAATTAACTAGTCTTCAGTCTATGCTGCAAGACCAGATTGAAAAATTTGGTCAGCATTTTTTTAAAGAAGGTGCTAAAGTAATTCCAGGAAATACTGGATATAACCAAATATATTATTGTGTTCAATTAGAAAATGCATTTCAGGGGGTTCCTGTATCTGCATACGCTGATCAGTTAATTGGAACAAAAATAACTGGGCAAAGGTCTGGAGTAACTGCTTTTGTCGATTCTATTCTACAACCAGAAGATTCTGAGAATGGAAATCTCACACTTTATGTAAACTACCTCTCTTCTAGCACATCAAACAATTCATCTCAAACATTTTTAGATGGAGAACAAATTTCTTGCAATGAAATTATTTCTTCGGGTTTGCTTGGAAACACCACTATTGCTGCAGGATCTCCATTAGCATCAACAATTGAATCTGATGCCTCTGCTATTGGTTCTTCTTTCCAAATTGATAACGGAGTTTATTTTATAAGAGGAAATTTTGTAACTGTAAATAAAGAAACTTTAATTTTAGATCAATATTCAAATAATCCTAGTTATAGGATTGGACTGTTTGTAAATGAAGAAATTATAAATGCAGATTTAGATGAAACTCTAAATGATAATTCTCAAGGATTTAATAATTATGCAGCTCCAGGTGCAGATAGACTTAGAATTAGTGTAAGTTTATTTAAAAAAGCACTTGATGATTTTAATGATGACAATTTTATCTTGCTTGCTACAGTAATTAATGGTGTTCTTCAAACCGAAGTTAGAAAAACTATTTTTGGAGGCAGTATCGGATTTAATGATTTAACTGATACTCTTGCTAGAAGAACTTTTGATGAATCTGGACATTATTATGTAAAACCATTTGATGTCACTGTTTTAAATTCTTTAAATGATAGAGTTGGTAATGGTGGTATTTTTAATACAGGACAGTTTACTCCAGGTGGAGTAACTCCTAGTAATGGTCTCAGTCTATATAAAATTTCTCCAGGAAAAGCATACGTTAAGGGCTATGAGATTGAAACATTAAATGCAATTTACTTGGATGTTAATAAACCAAGAACAACAAGAACTATTGAAGATCAAAATATAATTTATAGCACAGGTCCAACACTTAGGTTGAACAGAGTCTATAGAACACCCACAGTTGGTCTTGGTAATACTTATTTTGTAAGTTTGAGAGATCAAAGAGTTGGAAGTAGTTCAGAAACTCTCCCAGGAAATGAAGTTGGAGTTGCAAGAGTATATGACTTCAAATTAGAGTCTGGATCATATAGTACATCTAATGCAAACGAGAATGAGTGGAACCTTGCTCTTTATGATGTTCAAACAATTACGGATATTGCATTAAATCAGGCACATACTTTATCTATTCCAACATTTGTTAAAGGTGATAATAGTGGAGCTACTGGTTTCTTAAGACATGCAGTTTCTGCTGGAACGGCAATTACGGTCTATGAGACCAGTGGATCTTTTGTACCAAATGAAAAACTCACCTTTAATGGAATTGAAAATGGAAGAATTGCTATTGCCATCACTGAGCATGGTCTTTCTGATGTCAAGTCAATATATGGAACAAATAATGGAGTAGTTGGAGTTAATACTTTCAGTGCTGATGTAATTCAATCCAATAAATTCGTAGTCGGTATTGCTACAGTAAGTCCACTTTCAAGTGGCGTAAGTACAATAAGAAGTACAAATCCATCATTCCCAGGAAACATTGTAAAAGAAAATGATCTTATTCAATATAGTGATACTACACCAGGATTAGGTGGAGATCCTATCATTGGTAGAGTTACTAGTGTTGGAACAACTCATGTCTCCGTAGAAGGAGTTACCGCAGTAACTGGAATTTCAAGTGGTTTCCTTCCATCATCAACTTTAAGTGTAACTGATCTTAAAGTTCTTACAACAAACTTAGCACCTTCATCTGGAAATTCCCTATTTACTCCTCTACCAAAGGTTAATGTTTCTAATGTAGATCTTGCAGAGGCATCTCTAGTAATTAGAAAAACATTTACTGTAAATATTGCAAGTAATGAATTATCAACACAAGTTGTATCTAGTGCTAATGAGACTTTCCTTCCTTTTGATGAAGAGAGATATATTTTAGTTAGATCTGATGGATCTACGGAAGCATTAAGTGGAGATAAATTTGATATTTCTACGACTGGAAATACTTTACAAATTCGTAATTTGGGCACAAATGATACCGGTGCCACTTTAATTACGACACTCAGAAAAGTAAAACCAAAAGCAAAGGAAAAAATTAAAAACAGAGTAAATTCTGTTACTGTAAATCTATCAAAACTTTCAGGATCTGGAATTGGTGCTACCACTTTAAATAATGGTCTTACACATGGAAATTATCCTTTTGGAACTAGAGTTGAAGACGAAGTTATTTCATTAAATGTCCCAGATATTATTGAGATTCATGGTATTTTTGAATCTTCTGATGTAAATTCACCATCTTGTCCTCAAGTTTCTCTTCAATCTTTAAATACTCAGTCAACTACAACTGCAGAATTATTGATTGGTGAACAACTAATTGGACAAACAAGCGGTTCTGTTGCTATAGTTGCAGAAAAATTGAATGATTCTTCAATTTCCTTCCTTTATAAAAATGAAATTGCATTTATTGAAGGAGAAACTTTAGAGTTTCAAGAATCAAATGCATCTGCGTTAGTATCGACTCTCTCAACTCCTAGTTTTAATATATCATCAAATTATACATTTAAAACTGGTCAAGAAGATACTTTCTATTCTCATGGTAGAGTAAAAAGAAAGAATGACTCTTCTGCCCCATCTAAGCAAATAAAAGTTTATTTCTCAAGTGCTTCATATTCTAGTACTGACGATGGAGACATAACAACTGTCAATTCATATGGACAGTTTGATTATGGTAATGAAATTAAAACTATAGATTTCTACAGAAATTCTGATATTATTGATATTAGACCAAGGGTTTCTAATTATACTGTAACTGAGGGATCTAGATCACCTTTAGAATTCTTAGGTAGATCATTTAATGGATCTGGACAATCTGCAGCAAATGTATTAGCTTCTGACGAAGCAATTTTGACTGATGTTTCATACTATCAAGGAAGAATTGATAGAGTATTTTTATCAAAAGATGGAAAATTCCAGGTTGTATATGGAACACCATCAGATAATCCACAAAGACCAGATCCCGTTAATGATGCAATCGAAGTTTGTAGAATTGATCTTCCTGCATATCTATATCGTCCAGGAGATGCAAAATTATCTTTTATGCAGCATAAGAGATTTAGGATGCAAGATATCAAGGAACTTGAAAATAGAATCAAGAGTCTTGAATATTATACGACCCTTTCTCTCTTAGAAAAAGAAACTGCTAATCTTTTCATTGCTGATAGTGAAGGATTGAATAGATTTAAATCTGGATTCTTTGTCGATAATTTTAATGATTTCTTAGCTCAAGATAGTTCATTCAGACTTAATAATGCTATTGATAGAAAGTATAATGAACTGAGACCAAGACATTATACCAATTCTGTTGATATGATTTTTGGTCCAGTTGTTGATACAGATCCAACTGCAGACTTGAATTTTAATATAGTTGAAGGTAATAATGTTAGAAAGCAAAATGATGTTTTAACACTTGATTATGCTGAAGTTGAATATATTAAACAAAATTTTGCTACTAGAACTGAGAGTGTTACTCCTTTCTTAATTAGTTTCTGGAATGGAACTCTTGAACTTACACCTGCATCTGATAATTGGGTAGATACTGCAAGACTTGAAGCAAAAATTATTGAAGCAGAAGGTAATTATGTAGAAACATTTAATGATGCTGTCGAATCTGGAACTATTGATCCACAAACTGGATTTGGTCCAATGATATGGGATTCTTGGGAAACCAACTGGACGGGTGTTGATGTAGTTGAATCAACTAGACGAAGAGTGATTCAAAATGGTCCTGATACAATTCATCGTCAAGGACATGGTGGTAGAGCAAGACAGAGTGTACAAAGAAGACGAGTTACTGATCAAGTAGTTGAAGATCAACTCAGAACAACAAGAGAGTTTGGAACTACTTCTAGAAGCGGTGTAAGAACAATTGTTACTGAGCAGTTTGATCGTGAATCTGTTGGCGACAGAGTTGTAAGTAGGGATCTTATCCCCTTTATGAGATCTAGAAA